CGTCGTCCTGCGAGGGCGCCAGGGCTGCCTCTTCTGGGACCTCCCGTCCGGACGCGGCATCACGCATTCAGGATCACTCCGCCCGGTTGAAGGCGATGACGTAGTCCCGATCGACCACGACCGGGTGATCGCCCTCCTCGGTGTGGAGCCGGAGCTCGTCCGGATGCTCCTCGACCCAGTCGATCCCGGTCCACTTCGTTTCTCGGCCCTGTGCGTCCGCGGCTTCTCCGGTCCACATGATGGTGACGTGCATGGTTACAGTACGACGATGTCGTCGGGACTGAGGTCCTGGTCGGTACACTCGGCGGCCCAGACCGCCTGCGCGGCGGCGTCCAAGTAGTCCGGCGAGTGACCGAGGCGCTCCTCGATGACGCTCTTCGAGTTCACGGTCACGACCTCGGCGCCGTGCTCGCCCCGACTGTTGAGCGTCTTCGTGTCGTTCTCGATGGTCCGGCCGCCGATGACCAGCTGGTCGCGAAGGTCGCGGTCCGCGTACTGGACGTCCTCGAGGACGTCGCCGAGCGCGGCGAGCGCCTCCGCCCGCTGGTCCTCGTAGTTGATCTGGCCGTAGGAGTTGCCGTCGGCGGTGCCCTCGGTGAGCGGCTTCTTGTCCGAGCCGAACCGGTAGACGTCGGGCCGGCGGTCGTCGAGGTAGCCCGCCAGGCCGGAGCCCTCGCCGGCGGCGTCGACGGCGACCGGGTGGCGGCGATCGCCACCGAGCCGGGAGTCGTCCATGATCTCCTGCTCCTGCTCGGGGTAGTCCGTGTTCTGGGCCGTGTACCGGACCGTGAACACGCCGGGCGACCAGTACGTGATCAGCACGGTCTCGTCCGAGCCCGGGCCGGCGACGTCGATCCCGGTGCCCAGCGGCTTCCGGGGCTCGACGGTGAGCGGATCCGTGTAGGCCTCTTTCGCCGTCCCGGCGCCGTACGGCCGATGGACGGACGCGCCCTCGGGCGGCATGATGCCGGCGCGGCGCCGGTACCAGCGCTTCGAGAGGTCCGCCCGGAAGTCGGGGTTGTCCTGGAGGTCGTCGTCGCGCTCGAAGACGAGGTCGCCGTCCTCGTCGAGCTTCGGCGCCGAGACCCGCAGCGCCGTCTCGATGCCGGGCCAGGGCGTGTTGTTGTGCTCGACCCAGTCGTCCTCGAGCTTGCTGATGCCCGCGATGCCGTCGATCTTCGGCGCGTCGATGTTCCCGAGCTCGGCCTGGACGTTGTGGGCGTCGAACGTCGAGAAGCGGATGACCTCCCAGTTCGGGTGGTCGTCCATCAGCGGGTAGATCGAGTTCGTCTCGTCCTCGGGCGGGTTCGCGATGAGGATGAGGCGGTCCCGATCGTCGGTCGCGAGTGACCGCATCGCCTCGATGACGTCCTCGTCGACGGCGGGCTTGTCAGCCTCCTCGATCATCGAGAGCGTGAAGGCGTTGTGGACACCCTCGAGCTCGCCGGCGTCCCTGGGGGAGGAGGCCTCGAAGAAGTGCTCGGGCTCGCCGTCGATCTCGATGCGCTCGGGCCGGCTCTTGTACTCGCCGGGGAGCGGGATCCGGGCGTCGCCGTGGAGGCTCTCGACGGGCTTGCAGTACGTCCGCTTCATCTTCCGCTCGGTCCCCGACGTCGCGAACGCCGCGGCGGGGTACCGGCAGAAGAGCCAGACGATGGTGATGGCCGCCAGGATGTAGCTCTTCCCGAGGGAGTTCGCGGAGACGACGAGCAGCTGCTTGTTCGCGGCGACGGCACGGCAGATCCGGCGCTGCGCCTCGCCGACCCGGATGCCGAGGTAGTCCTCGATGGCGTCCTCGATCCAGGTCTCGTCGCCGGCGTCGGCCCGCTGCGCGTAGTGGGCGGGGGGCTTCGGCGCGTCGACGTCGTCGGGCCCGCCGGCGCCGCGAACGCCGGGGGCGGAGTTACTCCTCGACATCGTCGTCAGTCATCGTTCTCGTGGTAGTCGCGAAGGTTCGACATGAAGGCCTCCTCGAGCCCCTCGTGGTTCACGGTGAGCTCGTCGTCGGGCGCGATGCCGAACGTGTCGCTGATCGACTCGTACCGACGGAGGAACCGCTCGTCGCCCGTCCGCCGGAACTGCTCCAGCGTGATCCCGGCGACCGTCCGAGCGAGGGCCTGCGCCGACTCCGGCTCCTCGAGGAGGTCCTCGGCCTGCCGGACGCGCTCGATCTCCTCCTCGGTGAGGAAGTCCTGGACGAACGAGTCCGAGTACGCCCCGTGTTTCGCCGCCCAGTCGTTGCCCTCGTGCTCGTCGCCCGAGCCGCCCGAGCCACCGTGGGAGCTGCAGCGGCCGCTGTCCCCCTCGGTCCCCCAGCCGGAGGTCCGCTTACAGTACCCGATGAAGGTGCCGTCCCGCGTTCGCCGGGCGTTACAGTACTCGTCCGGCTCGCGCTCTGGGACGTCGTCGACGGGCTCGCCGACGAGGTCATCTGGTTCGTGGTCCATGAGGGTGTTTCGTTCAGAACGGCCCCGGCGGCCCGGTCGCGGGACGCTGAGGTCCGAACCGTTGGGTGGTTTGGTCGTCGACGGCGCGCGGGTTGTCGTGGGCACCGTCGTGGTGACAGCGCCGGCACCTCGAGGTGAGGTTGTCGGGGTCGTTGTTCCCGCGCTGCTCGTCGACGTGGTGCTCCTCGGTGTGGTCGACCGGGGAGCCGCAGTTCGTACAGTGCTCAGTCATCGTCGTCGCCTCCGCGGAAGGTGAGGGAGTCGGACTCCTCGCAGGCCGGGCACTCGTCGAGGCCCGGCGGGAGTTCGGCGGCGTTCTCGGAGAAGCCGCAGCGGTGGCAGACGGCGACCTTGCCCGAGAGGAACAGCGCCTCCGAGCAGTCGCGGCAGATCGTGACGGTCTCGCCCGGCTGGAACAGCTGGGTGAGCGTCGACGGCGACGTCTTCAGGAACGACTCGCGGAACTCGCCCATGAAGGCGGGTGCCCGGTCGAAGCGGTTCTCGCAGACGTCGCAGTTGAAGGTGTATCCCATGTGTCAGTCCACTGTGTTCAGCGTGTGTTCACCGTCCCCGCAGGCGTTCTTCGAGGATGTCGGCCGTCTCGCGGGCCGTGGCGCCGGCGATGTCGGGGATGTGGTCCTCGGTGAGTGTGTTCGGGTCGTGTTCACCGGTTGCGTCCCCGGGTTCGCCGCCCTCGACGGCGTCGACGAGGCGGGAGATCGTGTCGCCGAACGACTCCTCCTCGCGGTTGACGTCGTCGAGGTCCTCGTAGACCTCCTCCGGGATGGTCAGCGTCTTGCGTCCCATCGGTGGCTATGCCTCCTCGCCGTCGACGGCGTCCTGAACGGTCTCGCTGGCCTCCTCGGCGCGGCGCTGGAGGTCCTCGGCGAACACCCAGACGAGCGTCACCAGGCCGGCGTACACGAGTCACCGGCCGGTCGGACCGCCGGCGATGACGGTCTCGACCGCCTTGGTGATGCCGAGCAGTGGCAGCACGGGACTCGAGGCGATCTTCCGGGTCAGCTGCTTCGCGCGCTTCCGCGGCCCACCCTCCAGTGGGATCATGGCCTGGTGTAGGCGATCTCCTGGTTCTCGAGGACGTCGCGCATCTTCCGGACACCCTTCTTCGCCGACCACGCCTTCCCGACGTAGTGACGCCACGCGGTCAGCGGGTTCAGCGAGTTGGGCTCGTCGTGAGCGTAGAGGTGGAGCCGCGTGCTCCCGTCGCGCTGCTCGGTGTAGATCGTGACGTGGAGCTGGCGGCGGGCGAAGACGTCGCCCGTCGCAGCGAGGAACCGTCCGAGCATCCGCCCGATCAGGCCGGCGACCGGGACGTCGATGCTCCGGAGGAACTCACCGAGGCCGCGGATGCGACCGTACCGGCGAGCCCAGGAGCCGTCGGACTTCCAGCCGCTCGGGGAACGCTTCACGGCGGCCAGCGGGTTCCGGTAGAAGCCGGCGTCCTCGAGCTCGACCTCGAAGGCCTCCTCGTCCATCGCGACGATCCCGACGAACTCGGCCTTCGACTGCTGGTGCTTCGCGTACAAGGCCGACGTCGCGCCGAGCCGGTCGAGCAGCGGGAGAAGTCGGTTCCGGATGGCGGGCCAGTAGTCGTCGTC